GCCCGTCACTCAACAGCGGCGCCTTGAACAACTCGCCCGAGATCTTCTCGACCCTGATGCCTACGGCTACGCCGTGAGCCAGGAAGTGCGCAACGCGGCCCGCACCGCCCTCGGCCGCCCTCTCCCCAAGCCAACCCAATGAGCAGCCAACTTTCCCCGACGGCACACGCCGCGCTGGCCATGCGCATAGCTGCGCGCGCCGTGATCACCGACATCGAAACGGAAGCAACAGCCGTGCGGATCGAAGGCGCGCTGTTCTACGACGTGCGCCCGATGCTCGACCCGCGCGAGCACGACTCCATTTGCATCGACATGGCCGGCGAGGCCATCTCGTATGCGATCGACGCGGGGCTCATCACCTCGCACCCCGCCGCGCCGCACCTGGTGCGGATCACCCACCGTCCCGATTGATCGGGCAACACGAGGCAACCATGAACCTGATCTCCATTTCCCCCGATTCCCTGCGCATCGCCCTGCAGCGATGGGAGCAGCAGGCCCGCAACGGCGGCTGGCAGCACGACCCGAGCAAGACCGTCGAGCAGCTCGCCGCAGAAAACGCGGCCCTGATGTGGAGCCTGCTCAACGGGGACGATCTCGGCCTGCCGCCGATCGGCACCGGCTACGAAGGCGGCTACTTCGCTGGGCTGATCAACCAGGTAGATGGGCTCTACGGCCTGGTCGCCGCGCCCAAAGCACAAGGCGACTTCCGCGCGCTGTGGCTAAGCAAAGAGGTCGAGATCTCCGGGGCCGACAGTCTGCATGACGGCGCAGCCAACACCCGCGCGATGGCCGAAGCCGGCAGCCCATTGGCGCAGCGAGCACTGGGCCTCAGCATCAACGGCCACGCCGATTGGTACGTGCCCGCCCGCGATGAGCTGGAAATGGTCTACCGCGCCTTTAAGCCCACCGCCGACGACAACGCGCGCTGGTGCGGCGACAACTGCAGCAGCGTGCCCATCGGCCGGGCGTACCTGTTGCAGACGCCCGCACAAACCACCGTGCCTGCCTTTATCGCCGGCGCCATGGAAGCGCTCGAACCCACGTGGTACTGGTCGTCGTCGCAGTACTCGCGTCTCACCGCGTGGCTCCAGGGCTTCGACGTTGGCAACCAGCTCACCAGCAACAAGGGCTATGAGGGCCGCGCCCGAGCCGTCCGCAGATTCAAGGTTCAGTAATTCGGTCATTCCAACTCGGGAGCACACCTTGAACTTGACCATCGAACACATCGAAAACCTCACGCTGGCCGCGCCGTCGAACCAGTCGCCGCTGTTCGCCGCAATGCTGGCCGCCCTGGCACCAAACATCAAAGCAGCGTCACCCGCCAGCAGCGCCGAAGCGGCAACCACCATTCCGCCGCGCATCGGCGACGTGTGGCACGACCAGGGCGGCGTCTACGCCGGGTTGATGCGCGGCGTCAACGGTGGGCGCGACTACCACCTGATCGTGCCGGCCGGCGCTGAAGCCTTTGTCGAGTCCATCGCGTGGGGCGCCGAGGGTGAAGACGAGCCAGGCGCAACCAGTGAATGGGATGGCCACGCCAACACCGTCGCCCTGGTCAACAGCCCCCACGGGCATCCCGCGGCCGAATGGGCAGCAGGTTTGAGCATCGGTGGGCACCAGGACTTCTACCTCCCCAGCCGGCGTGAGGCCCGCCTGTGCTGGGTCAATGTCCCCGAGCTGTTCACCCCTCACTGGTACTGGACGTCATCGCAGTCCTCGCGTCGCCACGCGTGGTACCAGTTCTTCAACGTTGGCACCCAGCTCATTCACCAGCAAGGGCTATGAGGGCCGCGCCCGAGCCGTCCGCAGATTGATTGCTTGATTCCTTTGTTCATTCGCGATGGCCCTCCACATCGATCTCCCCATCTACAAGCTGGCCTACGACCTGCTCGACCTGGCCACCGACCTGACCCGCAACATGCCGCGCGACTTCAAGGCATCGCTGGGTGGTCAGATCCGCAACGAGTGCGTCACGTTGATGGTGCTGATCGGCCGGGCCAACATCGCGAAGGACAAAGCGCCCCACTTGGAAGCGATGCTGGAAAGCCTCCAGGTGGTGGAGCTGCTCATGCGCCTGTCCCACGACAAGCGCTTCATCAGCAGCAAGCAGTGGGCTCGGTCGATCGAGCTGACCGAGCGCATTGGCAAGCAAGGCAATGGGTGGCGCAACTGGGCCACCTCCAACCACCGCAACGCGCAGACGCGCCCGTTGCATGCCGGTCAAGACCGACATGCCTGAGCGCACCTTGAATCTGGTCTTGCCGCTGGCCCACAAGGCCACCGACATGCGCACCCCGGATACCGCAGGCCAATGCCGCAGCAGGTCCGGCGCAGTTACCGCACTGATCGGCGCAGGCCTTCGGTGTGGCGACGTGGAAAGCAAGGCGAATCGCAGTACTCGCGTCACAACGCGTGGAACCAGAACTTCGACGATGGCAACCAGAACAACAACAACAAGGGCTATGAGGGCCGCGCCCGAGCCGTCCGCAGATTCAGACGCCTGCACTTTGGAAGAGCTGGTCGGCGCTTGGCAAGACTGCCGCCGCAACAAGCGCAACACGGCCAGCGCCCTTGCCTTCGAGCAACACATCGAGCACAACCTGTGCACCCTGCATGACGAGCTGGTAACGGGCACCTACCGGCCCGGCCGCTCGATCTGCTTCGTGGTCACGCACCCGCGGCCGCGCGAAGTATGGGCCGCGGAGTTCCGGGACCGGGTCGTGCATCACCTGCTCTACAACCACATCGCACCGCGGTTTCATGCGGGCTTCGTCGCTGGCAGCAGCGCGTGCATTCCCGGGCGCGGCACACTGTATGCCGCCGAACGGGTGGAACACGACATCCGGTCCATCACGCAGAACTGGAGCAAGCCGGCCTTCTACCTGAAGGCCGACCTCTCCAACTTCTTCGTCGCGATCGACAAGCCCACGCTGTTCGCCCAGCTTGCCCGCAGGGTGCATGAGCCGTGGTGGCTGCAGGTCACCCACACGGTGCTGTTCCATGACCCGCGGCAAGACGTTGAGATGCGATGCGCGCCACGACTGCTGAAGCTGGTGCCTCCGCACAAAAGCCTGTTCAACGCGCCGCCTGACACCGGGCTGCCCATTGGCAATCTGTCCTCCCAGTTCTTTGCCAACGTGCACTTGGACGCGCTCGACCAGCATGCCAAGCACCGCATCGGCGCGCGGTACTACACCCGCTATGTCGACGACTTCATCTTCTTGCATCAGTCCCCGGCCTGGCTGAACGGCGCGCTGGCCAGCGTTGAGCGCTTCCTCGCCGACCGGCTTGGCGGCACGCGGATCAACCCGCGCAAGACGATCCTGCAGCCTATCGATCGCGGCGTTGATTTCGTCGGTCACGTCATCAAGCCCTGGCACCGAACCACCCGGCCAGGCACTGTGCGCCGCGCCATCGGCCGCATTGCCCAGATCGACGACGGCAGCCTCTTCGAGCCTGCCAACAGCTACTTCGGCCTGTTTCGCCAGGCCACCCACAGCCATACCGATCGCACCCGCTTCGCCCGAGCGTTGCTCAAGCGCGGCCACTGCATCGATGGCGACATCACCAAGACCTTTCGCAAAGGAGCCTCTCATGGCTGACACCATCATCCGCCTGCCGCTCAGCGCCCTGCGCGAGAGCCCCACCAACCCGCGCCGCCGCTTCAGCGAAACAGACCTGCAGGAGCTGGCCGACAGCATCGCGTTGCACGACGTGATGTCGCCCATCGTTGTGCGGCCGCTCGGGCAGGTGGACATTGAGCACACCCACGAGATCGTGTTCGGCCACCGCCGCTTTCGTGCCGCCGCCCGTGCCGGCCTCGACGACATCCCGGTGATCGTGCGGGAGATGACCGACCAGGAAGCGGCGGTAGCGCAGATCCACGAAAACCTGCACCGGTCCGACGTGCACCCCGTCGAGGAAGCCGATGCGTTTCAAGCGCTCATGCAGAACCATGGCCTCAGCGTCGAGCAGATCGTGGCTGACAGTGGCAAGAGCTGCAGCTATGTGTACGGCCGCCTGAAGCTCGCGAAGATCACCCCCGAGGTGCGCGAAGCCTGCCTGCAGGAAGGCCTGGGCGCAGAGGTCGCCCTGCTCATCGCTCGCGTCCCGCATGCCAAGCTGCAGGTGAAGGCGCTCGCCGACGTGCGCGGCTACGACGGGTGGGTGAGCTACCGCGACGCGAAGGCCCGTCTCGCGAAGTTCACGATTAAGCTGACCGACGCGACGTTCGACCTGGCGGATGCCTCACTACCCGGCGGGCCGTGCTCATCCTGCCCCAAGCTCGCATGCAACGACCCGGACCTGCACGAGCTGGATGCAGATGTCTGCACCGACCGAGAGTGCCATGACGCGAAGCAGGCCCACCAGGCAGCCCAGGTGGTGGCACTAGCCAGGGAGACCGGCCGGCCCGTGATCGATGGTGAGGCAGCCCTGCAAGTCGCCCGGCACCCGAGCTGGCCGCTGAACGGCTTCGAGCGACTGCGCCGCATCGCCTTCAACCGCGCGCTGCCATCCGGGGAGTTGACCGGCGTCACCTGGGAACAGGCGATCGCTGA